GGGATTATGATCGCTAGGGCGAGCTGCGTGTCGGGTATCACCGATCCAGCCATCCGATGTGCGGTCACGACTTGGGAATGAGTCATCAAACTGTTCCCTTAGTTGTTGAGCAGCCTTACTTAATCTCGGCTTCATGGTGCAACAGGTAACTCCAATGCATCTGCTGAGCCACCTTTAGCAGGTAGATCGCGCAATGCTTGACGATAAGCAGCCCACTTGACTTTGTCTGTTGGCGCATCTGTGTGCATTGTCCAATCAGAAGCAGCAAGTTTAGCGTTACGCCATAACTTAATCTGATCCCACTTCTGTGCGTTAGTAGCGTCAGGAAACATTGGATTAAATGTAAACATTATGCGACCTCGTAACTTCCATTGACGACAATTTTATCGCCAGTTGCCCAAGTAAAAGGCGCGGTGCTAGAAAAAGCACCAGTGCCTACATAAGTACCACTTGCTGTCATTAAATCAAGAAAACAAGTGCTGCTAGAAGTTATAGCAAAAGCAGGAAACCAACCTGTGCCAGAATCTAGCAGCGCAACACTAAAACTGTTGGACGTAGTCGGTGCAACTGGTAAAGTAAAATTAGGAGAAGAACTTATTGTTGTGGTACTTCCAAAAGTCAATGTAAAGTTAAAATCTACTAATTTTCCAATTTGACGATATCTTAAAGAAGTTGTGCCGTTACCGATAGAAATGTTGCTTACGCTTGTTGCATAAGTACCAAACGCACCCACCCATTGTAATCCTGTGCTTTGTCCGCTGGCTGCTTGAAGGACTGTGCCATCCGCGCCAACCGCTAGGCGTGCTGGTGTGTCATTTGCAGTTGCTGCAATCAGATCGCCTTTAGCGTCAACAATTGCATTTTGAATTGCATTTGTGTCGTCAGTTGTCACCCAAGTAAAATCCATGTTGGTGTTTGAGGTCTTTGATAAGACTTGACCAGTTGTGCCACCGAGCAGCTCTGCCATTGAAGTGTCAATAGCATTAACTGCTGTGCGGATAGCCAGTGCGCCATTCTTTACAAGGTCTGTGTTGTCTGGTTCAGCCCAGCCATAATTCGGACTTGTTGCCATTTAGTTTAGTGCTCCTGTCGCGTTGTTCCAGATAAGTGTAGCATTTACAGATGCCCAGTCTATTGTGCTAGGGATAACGGTATCCCATTGTGTCGTTGATAATGAGAACTCTGTAGCTGTGATGTAAAGGGTTAAGTCCACAAAGGTAGGTGTTGCTCGTAAAGCGACATTCTCGACAAAGCCCTCAAAGGTTCCTCCAAGAAGGTTGCTAGGCAGATTGTTAATTAGCACAGGCATACCAAAGAACACTGCAATCAGGCTGTTAAGCATGGCTGTAGGCATGTCTGGATTGTCTAGTCTAAAGGTAATGGCTCCTAGTGACCCCTTGGGCACTTGGCGAAGTCGTAACTCTCTGGTGGCGATATCAGTGATATCTACAAGGTTCTTGATGTTTGATTCAGCCGACTTCTCAAAGAGCCCGTAAGAGGCTATAGAGTCCGCGCTAGAGGTACTGTAGGTAGAGCCGTAGCCTGTGGAGTATTTGTAGATAAGGCTGTTACGCAACCTGCCAATCTGTGTTGTGGACTGGATAGAACTAGGCGATGCGAAAGAGCCGTCCAAGAAGGTGTAGCCGTTAGCAGCCAAGTAATTAGATCTATGGTCTGCATCGTCATAATTGACAAAGCCAGTCTTAGTCTCATAGACCTGACCTAGTGCGCTGTTGGCAATCTGATCTGCAAGGGTCTGAGACTTGGCAGTCGCACTAGCTGCTAGTGCAATCATTGTATAAAAGCCCGTGTCCACTGTGCCTAGATAGGTTTCGGCTGTGTTCCAAGTTGTAGTAGGTGTGTAGGTTGCCCATGTGTCTGTCGGAGTTACTTCATCCCATGAGAACTGTAGATCCTCGCCAAGGATTGCACCAATCTGTGCGCCATCTAAGCCTTCTGCAATGGCTGTGTTGTAGACCGCCTTAGTGAGTTTAGATAATGCACCTACTCCGAGAATTGTGCCGTAGGTGATAAAGCCTGATTCTTCTGGAGATCGAACTCCAACATTAAAGTCTGATACTTCTCCAGCAAAGACTGTGACATAAGTTCCAGAGCCGTTCTTTAGTTCTAGGCTTATCTGCTCTGTGACATTGACTGTAAAGGCTGAGCCAGTGGTGTTGATTATTTCTACTTGGCAGTAGCTTGCAGTTGGCTGGCGATCAATATCTAAGCGACCAGATGCAAAGGAAACAGAGGTGACAGTCGTATAGACATCATCACCTACTGTTACGCGCCATTCTGGAAGCCAAGTCATTAACTAGCTCGCAAAGTTCCACGATCGACTGCGCCACGGACTACTTGCTCAATGGCTTCTGCAATGGCGTTAGGATCTCCAATGCCTGTATTGACTGTAATGTTCACTGAGCTCTTATCAGACCCCGGAAAACCGCTAGAAGCATAAGCACCTGCACTAGAAGAACCCCCCATGACTCCGCCTGTGCCAGCAACAACAGGCACGAAACTACCTGCTGCAAGGCTTTCTAAAAGTGATGGTGTTCCAGCAGTTGAGCCTGCTATTGTGCCTGCACTTGTGCCTGCTCCTGCACCGATAATCTTTAACTTAGCAATGGCATCGTCTAGGTTAGCAAGGTTGATTAAGTCCTTTGGCACGATTGATTCAAGGGTTGATTTGATCTCTGATAATTTTAGATCTTGACCAGTTAATGCACCAAGGATTTTAAGGTCTGCATTAAGTTTGTTAGTTGCAGCAACAATGGCTTTTTCGTCCTTAGAAGCAATTGCATCTTCTAAAGCGATAATGTCCTGCTTAACCTTAATACGAGCAAGGTCTCCCGTAATGGCAAGTAATTGAGCCTGTGAGGTTGCCTTGCCTATCTGCTCTACTTGGTTTTTCTCAGCTGCTAAAAGTTGAATCTTGTCCATGTCAAAGACATCTATGCCCTTGCCCAATGCTAGTTCTGCTTTAGCAAGAATGTTCTTAGACTGTGATGCTTTAAGTTGGGCTGTTGTCTCTTTAGTTATCTTTGCAGATACCTTAAAAGCATTCTGTAATGACTTTAAGTGAGCGTTATCAGCTGAAGTTAGTTCAGCAGTCTTAGTTCCTGCCTTACGCAATAGTTCAATATAAGAACCAACAATAGGAATCATGCCCACATTGAGATTGCCTAGGACTGGAATGTCCTTTAGTTTGCCAGCAAGGACTCCAACACCGCGAATGACATCTGCAAGGTAAGTGGCAGTCTTTTCCATGTTAGAAGCAAGATCGGCGATGCTTGTATCTTCGCCTAAGCCTTTAAGCGCATCAATTAAGCCAGTGCCAATAATCTCTTTAACATTGGCTGAGGCTACGCCTAATTTATCTATTGAGCCTTGAAAGGTGTTAGCAGCTGCTGTTGCAGATCCAGCAAAGGTTGTCGTTAGTTGGTTAGTTATGTCCTCAAAGGATTTAGCCTTTAGGTCTGCCTTAGATATACCGACACCTAATTTAGAAAGTGCTGTGTTGTTGCCAAGGAAAGCCTTGCTTAATGCTGCTGTTACTGCTCCTAGATCCTTGCCAGTTGAGGCTGAAATGTCTAAGGAAAGATTGAGCAGTCTTTGTGCCTCGGCAGAATCCCGTGTTGCTACCGCTAGTTGCTGATAAGCAGGGCGGAGGCGATCATCAACAATGCCGAACTCGCTTTGTAATCTCTGGACATAAGCCTCAGAAGTAGCGGCATCGCGACCTAGACCAACATTCTTTAGAGCTAGTGCTAACTGTTGCTGCGCCTTCTGATCGGCTGCTGCTGCTTTAATCGATGCCTTGCCATAAGCAAGAATCCTTGTTGCGCTGTAAGCCAGACCTACTGTTGCTGCTAGTTTTTTGACACCGCTAGTTAGTTTCTGAGTTGCTGTGTCTGCTTGCTTAAAGGCTTTCTTGCCAGTGAACTCGGCTGCAATATCAATCTTTACATCTGCTGCCATTACTTCACCTGTGTCCTTTTCTCGAACTCAACCTTAGACTTTTCAATAGCCTTGATGACTGCTGCCTGAGTTTTACCCTGATCTTCTGCCCAAGCGCGAAAGATTGCGCGACCTTTCATCTTGTTGCTTGCTCGACCTGCTGCGCCTTCTTTGCGAACATAGGCGTTAGCAATTTGGCTAGATTGATTCATAGCATCAATGAACTGTTGCCCTGCATATGGGTTATTGCTAAGAGATTGACCTTTACTTCCAGAGCGAATTGTCTTACCAAAGTTGGCGTGTCGTGGTGCAACTACTTGAACCAATGGAGCTTGTGGTCTGCCTTGTGGATTCTTACGACCAGCAGTTTCATAGATTGCACCTGATACAGAAGCATTAACAATACGAGCTAGGGATCTAAATCCTGAACGATTAGGCTTTGATGGAGTGGTCTTATATCCAATTCCACGCTTAGCCTCAGATGATGACCAGATACGATTAGACCAAGCACCCTTTTGATTGCTATCAGCCCAACCGCTTAACGGAGTTGTTGAAGGAATAAATCCACGAGCCTTAGCAGTAATAGGCTTTAGGATTGCTCCCAGTTCCTTCTGTGTTTCTTTAGCAAGATCTGGAGTGAACTCTTTCAGAGCCTTACGGAGTTCAATTCCGCCCTTTACGCTTGCTGGCATCGCTGACCTCCTTCGCTTCATCTCTGAGACCTTGCATGAGTGCATCTAGCATGGTCTTATCTAGTTCTAACAGTTGCTGTGGCGCGATTCCCAACCTAATGCTTAGCCTAGCGATTAGATAGGTGAATGGAAGATCGCGCTTTAAGCTAAAGGGTCTGAGT